ACCATATACCAAAAAGGATTAATACTTGATATACTGTAGTAATGGGATTTAAAGCTGCAGCAGTCTTACTTGTACTCTTGATTTTAGTTGGATCAGGATCTGCGTGGTATATAGATAGACTACAAGACAATATTTCCACACTAAAAGCCAATGCCATAGCCTTAGAAAACTCCATACAGCAACAGAATGAAGCTATAAAAGCTCATTTAGCAAAGGCAGAGCAAACTCAAGCACAAGTAAATAAACTCTCTAAACAGAACTTAGAGTCTCAGAGAGAGGTAAACAAATTAAGATCAACCTTTGCAAAGCATGATTTAGATAATCTTGCACTTGCTAAACCTGCATTGATACAAAAGATAGTCAACAAAGGTACTAAAAAAGTTAAAGAAGAGCTCATAGAGCTTACTGACCCTACACAATTTGATGAAACGGAAGATGAAGAATCTAATAATAGTTAGTTTAGTTATATTGACTACTGGATGTTCTATGATACCCAGTCAGACAAGACCCGTTGAAGTTGTAACAATCGCTGAGTCTCCTCCAATGTATCACCCCCCTCTCCCCCTAGAAGTGCAGTTGGTGGACATTGATTGGGAAATTTTAACCCCTGAGATCATGGAACAATATCTTAATGATTTAGAGAGTGGCTCAGCACCACCCACCGCATACTATTCATTGACCTCTAAGGATTATGAAAATTTATCAATGAACATGGCTGAATTAAAGCGTTATCTAAGGGATGTTCTTGGGATAGTAGAGTTCTATAGAGAATATGATGATGATAAAAAAGAGTCTGAAAATTCCACAAAGGACTAGAATTTTGTTATATTTAGAGTTCCATTAACCAATACAGGAGACAATTATGTTTGGATTTATAGGAGAATGGCTAGGTATTATCACTGGAGTTATTGCTGCTGCTAGTATTATTTGTAGCATCACGCCAACGCCAAAGGATGATAAATTGATAGGGAAGCTGTATAAGATTTTAGAAATCGCTGCAGTCAATATTGGTCAAGCCAAGAAATAGTAAATACTAGGGGGGGTGCAGATGCACCTTTTTTTATAGGATAAATATGAGTAAAAATGTAGAGCCTTTTAATTATTATTGTGATGTAGACCGCATTGTGGATGGTGACACTTTGGATGTTCATATAGATCTAGGCTACTCAGTCAAGCTCCATAAGCAGAGAGTAAGATTGATTGGTATAGATACCCCTGAATCTAGGACTAGAGATCTTGAAGAAAAGAAGCTAGGTCTAGCTGCTAAAGAAAGATTAAAGGAACTTTGCGGAGATAAGATAATTCTTAGATCTCATGGCAAAGGAAAATATGGAAGAATATTAGGTGAGATTTATACAGAAGATGGTGTTGATATTTGTAAGACCCTTATTAAAGAAGGTCATGCAGTTGAATACTATGGCGGTAAAAAAGTTAAAATTTGGGGGAGCTACTAAGATGAACATATCTAAAGAAGGACTATCATTAATTAAGAAATTTGAAGGATGCCCTCAAAAAGATGGCATGGCTCATCAGTATTTTTGTGCTGCTAATGTTTCTACAATCGGTTATGGATCCACCAAGTTAAATGGTAAAGCAATTCCAGTAGGTGCTAAGATCTCAATGGAAGAAGCAGAAGCACTACTATTACATGAGATGGAAGAGTATGAAGGCTACATAGATAGCCTAGTAGAAGTACATCTTCATCAGTATCAGTTTGATGCTTTGGTAGCATGGGTATTTAATTTAGGTCCATCAAACTTAAAGGCTTCTACTCTGCTCAAGGTTCTTAATTCAGGTGATATTGATGGCGTTCCTGCACAATTTAAAAGATGGAATAAAGCAGGTGGTAAGGTTCTTGAAGGGCTTATTAGAAGGCGTGAAGCTGAAGCATTGTTGTTTGAAGGTAAAGATTGGACTCAGGTTTAGAAAAAGTAGATCTGCAGATTATGGAAAAGATACAAAAGACAGAACAAGAGTTGGAAATATTACAAAGATTAGTGAAAGAAAAGCAGGACTTTTTGTTTTGTTTAATATGTGAATCAAAGGAGAAGCATCATATCTAAGCAATGGGAAGGCGGTAAGGGTGATAGAAGAAGAAATGAAAATCATAAAGCCTACAATCAAAATTATGGAAGGATCTTTGAACATAAGGAAAGTAAAATGTCTGATGGTTTCAAAGATTTAAAAGAGATGTTAGAAGGACTAGATGCAGATTTAAGAAAATTTTATAAATGGATTAAGAATGGCTTTAAGTAAAACTCAAACAAAAAGACTAGGTGGTTTACTTTCTATAATGTTCAGAGACTCTCTGCCATCAGAGGTTCTAAGTGAGCTTGTTAAAGAAGGTTATGTGATCATGATTGATGAATTGCATGAGCTTACAGATAAAGGAAAGGATGAGAAGCAAAGATTATGCACCCTTGCGGGATTAAACATCATGTACTCCTCAGAGATCAAAGCTAAAGAAAAAGGATCTTAACCAAAGACCCTTTTTTGTATCTCTTTAAAACCATACATTTTTCTGAAGATTAACTCTCCTTCATCTATTTCAAGAAAGTCATCATTATATTGTCTCCTTTCTTTCCTAGCTTCATATAACCACCTGTTAAAATTGGCTTCATAAGTCAGCTTGTCCTCATACTGAAATTCATACATTACTATACTCTCCATCATTTTCCCCCTCATGATCAGGTTCATCCTGACCTTGTTCTTCAACCCATGTCTGAAACTCTGCTTTTTCTTCCTTAGAAAGACTATCATAATCTGCAGTACATTTCTCATACCAGTCTCTAAATAACTTAGACATGAAACATCTCCTCTAACTCATTCTCATACTCAGTGATGTTGTCCTGCGTGTGATGTTGCTCTGATGCTATGAGCTGCCTTCTTTCATTAAGGCTCTCTAATCGGCTTAGATGAGCTTGTGTGTAGTCATTTATGATGCCTTCTAAGATTACTGACATTGAACATCCAGTAGCTTCTCTTATAAAGCGTAGTTGATTTAAGGTTATTTGATTTAACCTCATAGAAGTTTGGGTTTTTGTTTTACTCATTACTTTCCTCCTTGAAATGTAGTTGATATATCATTGCTTTGATTAGGCTTTCCATTAGGATATTTAAAAGCAAGTTTGAAGGATTTAAGATCTTCAGGATCCGTGATCATATTATTCATGATCTTAAAGATATCAGTCCTTTCATTGAAGCCATATTTTTTCATAAGTTTTGGCATTACTTGATCATATAATTTACGCATATTTTTCTCCTTAAAATTTGTCATATGCTCTTTCTAGTTTATGTAATGGATAGTCAACAATCTCATGAGTTTCTTCATCTTGAACTACGACCATTCCATTTTCTCTTTGACCCATACATAGACCAAAAATAGTTGTATTGATAACTCTTACTCTTTTTAAAAGTAGATCTTTAATATTCATTACAGCTCTCCATTGTGAAAATTAACTCTATGCAGAAAGTCCTGTAGATCAATCCTGTCAATGACTTCTACCTCATTCCATCCAGTGACATTTTCAAAGACATACTCATCTTCAACTATGCACCAGTTATGATCATCAACAGTTCCATCTTTAAATCTAGGAGCACACCAAAGGCACTCAGCAAGACCATCTATAGTCTCAATGACATAAGCATTACCAAGATATTTAGGGTGAGTGATTATTTCTAGTTTCATTATTCTTCTCCTGTAAAGCCTAACTCACGGGCAGCTAGTTCTTCAAAGCTCTGACCTTTGACAGATTGATCCCAATCCATGCTAGTCATACCTTGAGACATTTCCACATAGTCCTTAGACTTTAACCATATCTTCTCCTTCCTGTAGTCACCAAAGGCATCAGAAGGAGGTATATAGTTAATAGCAAAGTCTGCAAGATTAGCAGAGGGGTTATGGCATTGAGTGCACTCTAGTTCTTCCCAATCCTGATATCCATCAGTGTTAGTTTGGGTATCTAAAGATATAGATCCACCACAATCACAAGGTCCTACAGACTCTCTATAGTTGATAGTGGCAGCTTCAAAAGATATAGCTCCAAAAGAGTTGATCTTTCCGTGTGCGTTTATTATTTTTTTCATCATTTTATGTTCCTATAATTTATTGATGAGTCCATAGTAGTTCAAAACGGGATACAAGTCAACCCAATATGTCATATCTAAAAAGGTAGCTCACTATCCTCATCATCTATATAGGTCTTTCTTTCCCATAGTTCTTTTGCATAGTTGATCCCAAAATCTTCAGGCATACCATAATGTCTAAAAAAGTTTGCTTCAGTTCCATGCTTGGTATGTAGAAGAGAGTGATGATAATAACAAAGAGGAATAACCTCTTTATCTGAGCTTTTAACGCCTTGTCTAGGACCTGTTGATGGTCTTAGAAGGTGATGAGCTTGTATTGCTTTAGAGTGCGTTAGAAATCCTGCTTTGCATATTGTGCAAGGTAGTTTAGTAACCCATTTTAAGTGTTCTTTATCTACAAATCTTTTAGCCATAGATCTATCCTACATAAAAAAAGGGGCGTTTCCACCCCTTATGTTTATACGCTATTAGGATCTTTAGGTCTTTCTGATGGCAAGATAGACTTATAGGACTCTATAATCATCTCTTTAATCAGCACACCTGTAGTGACACCATAATAGTTCCTAAGTGCAGTCAGCTTCTTTTTACTGTCAGGATCTATCCTGAATTGAACTGTAGCTGTATTAGGTTTACTTGAATTAAATTTAAGTTTCATACTGCACCTCAAAAAGGAATATCATCATCAGAAAGGACTGCTGTATTTGGTGGGACTATCTCATCTTTTGGAGCAATCTCTGCAGATCCATTTTGATCTTGCGGTATCAATAAGCCACAACTAAGGCTTATATCTCCAGTATCAGGATTAGCTTGTTCCCATGCTCCATACTTAAATGACTTAGATCCTTCAGCAGTCATAGCAGTAATAGGTCCACCTAGATCAGGGGCGTTCTCCCTGCTCTGATCATCCTTTCTATAGATGAGTCCTACACTTTGCAGTAGCTCAATCTTCTCCTGTCCATTTACTTGAGTGCTGATCATTGTAAAATATTGATCTTTACCTTCAATGTAAATAGGACCTTTGAAAAGGACTTTACTATTTGTCTCTTTCCACATTCTTCCTTTCAGTTCTTTTTTTTCAAATTGCATTATTTTCTCCTAGTATCAATTTATATTCATAGCCTTTGCTATTGGCTCTTCTTCTCTTTACTACAACTTCATTATAAGGGTGTAGCTCATACCTTATTCTTGGCTCTTCATTTCTGAGATCTCTGATAGCAGCAGATATGGTAGCTTCTCCATAGAACTTACCAGTATTGCTTGTGATCATTTCTTTGATCTCATGAAACATCATGTATCTACCTTTCCTAAGGCATAGGTAGACACAATCAGTGACACTTAATTTGTGCTTAGGTTTACCCTTAAGACACTCAGGAACTGCTTTCATCAGGTTCCTGCTTATACATTGAAATCAATGTTTCATATCTAGCTTTAGTTGCTTCATCAGCATATTGAGAAGCAAACTTAATGGCATCAAAGTTCTCTACAAAACATTTCTTATGAAGCACATTGTTAGGCTGTTTAAGGCTTGGTGCTATTAGGTTTAGATAATCTAAAGGATCATCAGCTCCTATAACCTCACCCCCAGTCTTAGTGAATGTATAAGTGTAGATCTCTTCAACTACAGTTGCTTCTGCTGCATCTTTAGTTTCATCAGGTAGATCTTCACCATAGACTGAAGAGTCTTTATTAGAAAAGATATTATGTCCTAGACCAAACATTGCTATAGCCTTAACAAGTGCTCTCATTCTGCCATCAGATATCTGTCTGCTTGTAGCGTTCTTAACACTGTTATTATTAAAGTCCATTATAGGGAGCCACATATACCTTTCTAAGCTGCCTATCTTGACTATGCAATGGACCATGCAGGTTCCATTCTCTTCATAAGTCTCATCAAGAAATTCATATGTAGCAAAGGGATAAACTTTCATTAGCTCTAGCCATGCAACTCCCCAACTCATATAGGTAAACTTACCCTTCTTATCTACATTCTCACATTTTATAGTGCTTAGTTTTTTCCACACTTCCGCATAGGTCAATTCATTCATCATTTTATTCTCCATAGTTCTTTTGCAACCTGAATTGATGGCAAGTCCCATCTCCAGTCCGAGAAGTCGGGAAAGCATTGGCTACATAAAGAGTTAATATCATTGTTATGTAAGAGGTTCATCATTGCTAATGAGACTCTATACACTTCATCAAGTCTAAGGTTTAGATCATCACATTCTAAAGTGATAACCTCTGCCTTAGTTTTAGAGACTAAGAGGTAGTCTGCCACCGCCTTAGTCTTTTCAGTTGCAGCAGCATATATAGCTAACTGTCGGCTGACTGGTTCAGGGAGCTTTGCAGGTCTCCTTGCTGTTGTTTTTATATCCCTGACCTGATCTTCAAATTCTAAATCAAGGTATCCAATAATCGGAATACTGAGTTCATCAAAGTCTAAGCTGACTTTCTTTTGATAAGATACTGGATCTCCAAGAGATCTATAAAACGGAACGCCCAACTCTATATATTTATTTAGATTATCTTTCTCAGTCTGAATCTTCTCAGGCGTATCCTCAAAGTTTTCATCATCAATCTCTGCATCAAAATATTTATTAGCTCTCTCTTGTAGATCTTTTACAGAGTAATTAGGGGCAGTTCTCTCCCATGATT